ACTGAATGGGTTGCTAATTAATGTCTAAAGCACTACAAGCCGCTACGATTGCAGCTCCGGGGTTCATGGGTTTAAATACTCAGGACTCTGGTGTTACTTTAGAATCTGGATATGCTTTAGTTGCTCAAAACTGTATTATTGATAAGTTTGGTCGTGTTGGTTCTCGTAAAGGCTGGACACCAGTTCATGCTACTAATTCTGATTTAAGCACTTCTGCTGTTAAGACATTAGCACAAGTTCGTGGTCCTGACAACAATACTGTATTATTTGCTGCTGGTAACAATAAACTATTTCTTGAAGAGTCTAGTGCATTAGTTAAGAAGAATGTCCGTAATGCTGCAGACAGTGCTGATGTAAGCTATACTATTACTGCAGACCATTGGCAAGTATCTAACATTCAACAGTCTGGTGAAACTAAAGCATTTGCTACTGTAGTTCAAGCTGGTCATCCAGTATTGTTATTAAATTATTTAACTACAGCATTTGGGTTTCAAAGATTAGGCGACTTAGGAACTGTACCGTCAGGATACACTACTACTACCTTTACTCCTAATTGTTCTTTAGCGGCTTATGGACGCACTTGGGTTGCTGACATTACTGGCGACAGACAAACAGTCTATTTTACAGATTTAGTCAATGCCTTAAACTATAGCACTGGTACTGCAGGAAGACTAAACATTTCTGAAGTTGTCGGTGATGGCGACCCTATTACAGCTATTACTGAGCATAATGGTTTCTTGATTATATTCTGTACTCGCCATGTAGTTATCTATAGCAATGCTAAAGACCCTGCTAATTTAACTCTTTCTGACATGATTAGCGGTGTTGGTTGCATCGCTCGTGATTCAGTACAAAAGACAGGTACAGATGTTATCTTCTTGTCTGAAACAGGTGTGCGTTCACTGATGCGAGTGATTCAAGAGAAATCTGCTCCGTTGAGAGATTTGTCTAAAAATGTTCGTGATGACTTATTAGCGGATGTAGCAACTGAAACTGACCGTACAAAGATTAAAGCAATCTATTCACCATTAGATGCTTTCTATTTATTGTCTTTACCTACCGTAGTAAAGACTTATTGTTTTGATACTAGAACACAGTTACAAGATGGAGCTTCTCGTGTAACAACATGGGATGTAGCACCAACAGCTTTTTGCACTACAACAACAACAGCTTTGTATTTAGGTAAAGCTGGTTATGTTGGTTTGTATACTGGTTACATTGATAACTCTTCAGCATACTCTCTAGCATACTATACCAACTATGCTGACTATTCAGCACCAACAACATTGAAGATGCTCAAGAGTGCTGATTTCTTTTTAATTGGTGGAGCATCACAGAATGTCACCATTAAATGGGATTTTGACTATGCGGGTGCATACACTTCACAAGCAGTTACTTTAGATGCGTCTTCTATTGCAGAATATGGCATTGCAGAATACGGTATTGGTAAATATTCAGGTGGTTCTGTAATCACGAAACTAAAGATACCTACTTCAGGCTCTGGTCGTGTGATTCAGCTAGGCTTAGAGTCTAGCATTAACGGTAATTCACTATCTATTCAGAAGTTGGATGTTTATGTTAAAACTGGAAGAACACTATAATGGCTCTAGCTCAAGAATATACTTCAACAGAGATTATTAAAAAAGACTTAGCTCGTGGTGGTTTTAGTAAAGAAGAAGATAATCTCTTAAAAGGATTTGTTGCTTTAATCAACGCAAAGAAAGCTGTTCTTGTTCGTCATAACAATACTGTGTTTGTCGGTATTCGTAAAGAACCCGGTACATTAGAAGTACATATGTACACTCTAGACCCTTTGTCTACACTTCCACAAGCAATGAAAGTTGCTTTTGATTCAGTTAAAAAAGCTGGTGTTAAGAAACTTAAATCAGAAACAACTAATCCTAGATTGATTAAAATGTTAGAAACATTAGGACCAGTAAAGACTACTAAAAAAGGTAATAAGATTGCATGGGAACTGGAGATTGCTAAATGAGATATAGTTTAGATTCTACTCTTCCAATCAATGCCTTTTCCCCTCGTGCTAGTGGTCCATTCTCTTATGGAATGACACTTGAAGGAGGTGGTGGAGGTGGAGTATTAGACTCTGTGTCTTCTGCTATAGGTACTGATGGTGGCGGAGGCGGTCTCTTAGGCGCTGTAGAAGATGTCGGTGGCTTTATTAATGATTCAGTAATTCAACCCGCTATTGACGACCCTTTAGGTACTGTAGTTAAGATTGCAGCGATTGCTGCTGCCCCCGCTACTGGCGGTACATCGTTGTATGCAATTCCAGCCTATGCAGCCGCTAAAGGAGTTGCTGCTGGATTACCTATTGAAGATGTGGCATTTAGAGCAGCCGTTTCTGCTGCGGCAACTGCTGCAGGTGTAGAAGTTGGTGACTACATTGGTACAATGGCAGAATATGGAACTGAGTTAGGTTCTCAACAAACAGCAATGCTTGCTGCACAAAATGCAGGTATTGGTACAGGTAACGCAGTGTCAACTACAGCAGGGCAAATTGCTGGTGGTGCAACTAGCGGTGCTGTGGGTGCAGCCGCTACTGGTGGAGACATTGGACAAGGATTACTTGGCGGTGCTGTCAACGCAGGTATTGGCGCAGGAGTAAATGCAGGTGTTGATGCTGGTGCAGGATTATTTAATGGAATGAATACAGGAAGTACAAATACAGGAACAACAGGCATGGATGAAATATACGGACCTACTTATGCAGACCTAGGGTATGACCCCTATGCAAACTTAAACATGGGCGATGTTGAAGCTCAACAAGGCGGATACTACGGTGGTGTTGCTCCAGCTAATCCGTATACTAATATGTCTGATGCAGAACTTACGGCAGCACTTGCTAATACTCCTTCTTTTATTAGTTCAGGCGGTGATTCAAGTACTGCTTTGAATCTAGTTAAAAGTTTAGGCTCACAAGCTGTTAAAGCATTGCTAGGCGGTGGTGGAACTGCTCAACAAAGAGCTGCTTTAGGTCTAGGACAGAATACTGGCTTAGGTAATCTATTAGGTGGTGCTGCTGGTTTATATTTGTCTGGACAGAACCAACAAGCTGTTCAAAATGCTTACAATGCACAATCACAAAAAGTAAGTAACGCAGCTACTCAAGCACAGAACCTAGCTTCATTTACTCCTATTGGAACAACTAACTTCTTTGGTTCTTCACAGTTCACTAGAGACCCAGTAACAGGACAACTCACTTCTGCTGGTTTTACTCCTACTGCACAAGTTGGTGGACAAATACAGAATTTGTTTGGTCTAGGTGCTCAAGCACTTCCAACAACTACTAATACTCAAGACATACAGCAACAGTATATTGCACAACAACAAGGATTACTCGCTCCGGGTCGTGAACAAGCATTAGCTAACTTAAATAATACTCAGTTCCAAACTGGAACAACTGGTTTAGCTACTGGCGGTACAATGGCTGGGTATGCTCCCGGTCAAACTGGATTAATGCAGACTAATCCACAACTAGCTGCTTATTATAATTCTATTGCACAACAAGATGCTCAATTAGCTGCTAACGCACCTACTTATGCTCAAAACTTATTAAATTCACAAATTAATACAGGAACTGGTTTGTTTGGTTCTGCTAATACATTACAAGGCTACGCACAACAACCATTGACATTGTCTACAGACCTTGCTAAAGCACAAGCTGCTGCAGGTGCATCCGCTGGTCAGTTAGGTCTAACAGGACAAACTAATGCTGCTCAATTGGCTGCTACAGGTTCGTTATTAGGCAATGCTTCAATGCAAGGTACTTACAATCAATTAGGACAAGTAGCTACAGGACTTGGTAATCAAGTTGGCGGTATGCTGTTACAAAACCCAACAATTGCAAACTGGTTAAGTTAAGGAATAATTATGGCAGACGGATTCGATAATATTGTTGGTGGTCTTTTTGGTGCAAGTCCAGAAGGCTTACAAATTGCTCGTGAACAGCAGAACTTAAACTTTGCTAAAGAAGTTGCGGCAGCAGAGGCATTAAAACCCGGTGCTGGTTCAGTGCTTGGTGCTAATGTCATGGGTGCTCGTGGAGTACAGCAAGCAGGTGCTTTATTTGGTGTTCAAGACCCTTTGATGCAACGAGTAACACAACAACAGCAGTTACTTGGCGGTGTTGATTTTACTAATCTAAAGTCTTTACAAACTGCTGCTCAACAAGCAACTGCTGCTGGTCGTCCTGACATTGCTCAAGAGTTAGCTAAACGAGCTTTAGAGATTCAAACTAAAGTTGATGAAAAACAGGCTGCTCGTGATACACAGTTACAGATTGCTCGTGAGCGTATTCAAGGTCAACTAGAAGCTGCTAAACAGCGTGGTGCTGACCAGAAACAAATTGCTGAAATAATGATGGCAGGTAGACAAGAGATTGCTGGACTAATGGCTGGTCTTAGAATGTCTGCAGCAGATGAGAAACGAGCTGAAAAAGAAGCAAAACAAACTCAAGCAGCAGATATGGCTATTAGTGGAGCAGATAGAATTATTTCAGAAGTGCAAGATACTAAAAAGATGGTGTCTCCGTTCACTGCAGGAGCAGGTTCGTGGTTGTCTAGTATTCCATTAACAGAATCTAAAGATTTAAGTAAGCGTTTAACTACAATTAAAGCAAATCTAGGATTTGATAGATTACAACAAATGAGAGATGCTTCTCCAACTGGCGGTGCTTTAGGTCAAGTAGCAGTACAAGAATTAGTTGCGTTACAATCTACTATTGCTTCTTTAGACCAAGACCAAAGTTCTAAACAATTAAAAGATGCTTTAGATAAAATTGAACTACATTATTCTAATTGGAGAGACGCAGTTCGTAAAGCTGGTAAAGCAACCCCATCAAGTCAAGGTGGTGGAGCTGGACAACAAGGAACTGCCTCTAATCCAATCGTATTGAAATAAGGACAAATATGCCAGTATATCAATATGAAGGTGTGCATTACGACCTTCCAGAAGGATTGTCTAATGAACAAGCCATTTCTAAAATTCAAACTCATTTAGGTATATCTACAAAACCTAAGCTACCAGCACAGACAGGAGAAGTTGCTCCTGAGTCTATGTTGGCAGACCCTTCTAATCCGTTTAGCTATTTAGGTCAAGAGCAACAAACTGCTCAAGGTCCTGCTATGCAAGCTGTTGGTCAAGGTGTTAATAGAGGATTGCAAATCGGTGCAGGTCTGGCTAAAGGTGCTGTAATTAATCCTGTTGCAGCAGTAGCACAATTAACTGGCACAGATACAGGACAGCAGTTTGCTTCTGAAGCACAAAAAGCCTATGCTCAACAACGAGCCAATGCTGGAGCAACTGGTTATGATTTTGCTGAATTAGGCGGGGCTTTAGTAAGTCCAGTCAATAAACTTCTACCTGCTGCTACTGCAACTACAGGACTATCTAGAGCTGGTCAGTATGCTGGTCAAGGGGCTATCTTAGGTGCTTTAACTCCTGTTGAAGATGCTCAGAATTTACTGTCAGAAAAGATTAAACAAGTTGGTCTTAGTGCTGTAATGGGTGGAGTATTAAGTGGTGCATTAGATTTAGGTAAAGGTGCTTATAACATTGCCAAAGAGTTTGCTAAACCACTGACTACTGCTGGTCAAAAAGCTATTTTACAAGAGCGTTTAGTTGAACTAGCAGGTAAAGAACCTAATCAAATTATTTCTGCACTGCGTACAGCTCCTGAAATTGTTCCGGGTTCAAAACCTACAGCAGCAGAAGCAATATCTGCTATTCCTGAAGCAACTGGTTTAGCTGCATATCAAAAAAGTTTAGAGACACTTCCAAAACAAGGTATTTCTGCTGACTTTGCTGTTAGAGATTTTGCACAACAAGCTGCTCGTAAACAAGCACTACAAAAAACAGGCGGGACAGAAGCTGACATCTTAGAAGCTATTGCAGCAAGAACACAAGCCACAGCTCCTTTAAGAGAAAGTGCTTTAGGTCAAGCAAATATTGCTGGAGAATTAGTTCCTAAACTAGAACAACAGATTGCTGAGAAGTTTCAGAGCAAAGCAGGAGCATTAAAGGTTGGTGGACTGTTAGACACAGAAGCACAGCAACAACAGCAACTAGCTCGTAACTTCTTCCCTGTTGCTGGCTATCCTCGTGTTGGTCCAGAATTAAGTCAGAATTTTGATAGAGTTTTAGGTAACTTAGAAGGTGCTACACTTTCTAAAAATATAGCTAAACAACGACAAGCTGAAGGTGAGTTTAAAAAACTACAATTAGACAGTCTTGCTGCTGAAGGTTTTTATCCTTTAAGAATACAGCCAATTATTAATAATATTGACACTATCTTAAATAAACCGGGTGAAAGAGCATCAGATGTTGTTACTGGTGTCTTCGAGTCTTTAAAAGAAAAATTAACTCGTTTTACAAACCCTACAACTGGTGTAATTGATTCCAGAGATTTATACACTATTCGTAAAGAAATTGGTAACGATATTAAGAAGTTTTCTGAAGCTAGTAAAAACTGGGACGCTAAATTAACTAGTGGTTTAGAAAAGAATGTAAAGAGTTATATTGATAATGCTATTGAAAAAGCTGGTAATAGCGGTGATTGGCAAAAATATTTAACTACTTTCCAAGAACAGTCTACCAAGATTAATCAGATGCAAATTGCTCAAGCATTAGAAAAACAACTTGGAACTCCATTAGGCAATAAAGAAAGAGCAGCAGCTTTTGCCGCAGCAGTAGAAAACGGAGCAAACATCATTAAACGCTCTACTGGACAAAATAGATTCCAAAAGCTAGATGAAGTATTGACACCTAAACAGATGAATGACATCGATACAGTTCTTTTAGATGTTCAAAGAAAAGCTCAAGCAGAAGAATTAGCAGGTTTTTCTAAAGTAGCTGGACAACAAACACCAGAACTTCCTACTTTGTTAAACCGATATGCAACTATTACTAATGTTGTGTTGAAACTGCTCAAAAAAGACGCAACAGACGACATTAACAGATATGCTGCAGACATGATGTTAAACCCAGAAAAACTAGCTGCTTTTATTGAAGGTGTTCCTAAAGGTAAAATGCAAAGTATTGTTACTGCGTTTATGTCAAGACTGACTCCTGAAACTAGAGAAGCGTTTAGCCGTAGGATAATTCTACAGCCACTGGTATTGCAAACACAATAATACACACTATACACACGATGAATAACTATGTCCGACCCTTATGGAATAAACGAAGGAGTAAAAACACTCACTGGTAGTCTTGATGCTAGTCGTGAGAGTGCTAAATCATTAACTAAACAAGTTGAAGCTATTCAGAATGACGGACTAGCTGTTGCTCAACAAAAAGCTAAAGAGAGACGAACTGCTCAACGAGAAGCAGAGTTTAAAAAACAACAAGCTATCTTTAAAGCACTCGACGAATATAAGCGTCGTAAATTGCTGACAGACCAAGAGGTCGAACTTAAAAAACAATTTATTAAGCAGTATGGTTCTAAAGAATGGGATTCTGTTCTCCGTATTAAGACTGAAATAGAAGCTCTTGAGAAACATAATATTCAAGAGTTTCAACATGATTTAAAGTCAGTAAGACGAGTACAGTTTTGGTGTTTTTTTGTAGCTGCATTTATAGCGTGGTATTTAACATGGGGTATTAAATAATGTTTCCATTAGGTGCTTTACTAGACATTGGTAGCAAGATACTGGATAAGGTCTTTCCAGACCCTGCTCAGGCAGAACAAGCTAAACTTAAACTGTTAGAGATGCAACAGAACGGTGAGTTAGCTCAGATTAATGCTGACATGGCAGAACAACACGAACTTACAGCTAGATTACAAGCTGATATGGCTAGTGATTCATGGCTGTCTAAGAACATTCGTCCTATGACTTTAATGGCTATTCTTGCTGGTTACTTTATCTTTGCTGGTTTGTCTGCTGCTAAGATTGATGTCAACTCTGAGTATGTCCAGTTATTAGGTCAATGGGGTATGTTGATTATGTCTTTCTACTTCGGTGGTCGTACATTAGAGAAAATTATGGATATGAAGAAAGGCAAAGATGAACCTAAGTGAACACTTTACTCTTGAAGAACTAACGGCTACTTCTCATAGAGAGTTTGACAATACCCCTAAAGCAAGTGAACTAGCTAATCTAATGCGATTGGCAGCTTTGCTTGAGCAAGTTAAGACTTTGCTAGGTGGTAAGCCTGTGATGATTAACTCTGGATTCAGGTCTAAGCAGGTTAATGATTCTGTTGGCTCTAAAGATACTAGCCAGCATCGTATCGGCTGTGCAGCAGATATTAGAGTCCCCGGAATGACCCCTAATGAGGTCGTGAAGGCTATCATGGATTCGGACATAGGGTATGACCAACTCATACGAGAATTCGACTCATGGACACATATAAGCGTTCCTGATATGCCAGCTAGACCACCTCGTAAACAAGTGCTAATTATAGACAAACAAGGTACTAGAGTTTACTCATAAAAAAACCCCTCCGAAGAGGGGCTAAAGTACTACCACACACAAGGAATTAGATTTCGCACCCACCTGCTTTAATAATTTCAACATCTTCTTTATTTAAACAATACCATTCACCTGAATGATGTTTGTTTTTAAAATATTGATGCCAATATTCTTCTGTTTCTCCCTTATCAATTCCGTAATATACAACTTCTAATTGAAAGGGATTTCCTGCTTTAATAGTCCGTACTCGTTCTTCAATATTCTTTGTTGTTCCTATTTTGTAATAGGATTCACAGCGAATGACATACAGTGAAGAACCTATATTTTGTGCGTACACTCCTTTTTTACCATTCTGTTTTCCTGCACAAAGTTTGCATTGTTTAGAACCACCTGTTCGTAAGTTTGTAGCAGATACGGCAGACTCTGTACCACACTTACATCTACAAGTGTAAAACCAGTTTCCAGAGGTATTCTTATGGGAAAACGATAGGACAAGCCACTTATTAAATGACTTACCTATCATATCCTCGACTTTGTATTTAGTCCAGTCTCCCATACTAGATACTACAGCCTCCCGCAGCAGTACAACTTAGCATTTGAGCGCCTTCGACATTATCGTCATACTCTTTGAAGTTTTCCCAATCGACTGTAGTAGGAACTAACAACTTTAATCTGTTGTAAGTCTCTTCATCACACTCTTCATAAGGTGCTTGTTTGTAAGTACCACCATCCATCGGCAGGAAAGACACACCAGTAACTTCATCAAAGTGCTTGAATGTCCAAGCCCCTACATCCATCCATTCTTTCTCTAAGACAGAGATTGTCACAGACGGCTTATGCTCACAGTAGTGACGCTGGAATATCAACCACAAGCGTAAGTGCTGAATCGCAGTTAAGTCTTCACGCAATAGTCCACCTTCAGCTACTTCTACAGGAAAACTAAATACTGTAGTTGACTCAGGTTTCATAACACAAGGCTCTGCTACAAAACCAGCTTGAATCATAAACTGTGTTAAAGGGTCTTTGTTATCAGCTCTGACACGACGAATATAATACTTACTGTGTTGAGGATGGATACCACTAGCAGTAGAACAAAGCTGACTAACTGTACCTTCGGGTTTAACTGCGGTAACAGCGACTGACTGATTAATACCGATAGCAGCAGCATAGAAAGCGTTAGTACTAACAGCAATATCACGAAGTTTCTCCAATCGAGCAGGTAATGACTCATCATCAGGGTTATTCAATAAAGTATTATCACAGATACCAGTCATCGACACACCTAAGAGTGCTTCTTCTTCAGTGTTCTTCTGCCAAATCTTACGCAAGTAAGGGAAGTCTGTTAACGACGCTTGAAAAGTTCCAAGAATAGTTGCAAGACGAATCTTATTTTCAATGCTATCAATAGTATCGTCAGAGCGAATGATGCAAGAAGACAGATTACAGAATTGATAAGGACGCAAAATGATTTCACTACATGGATTTGTTCCGAACTCATAAGTCGCATCTCGTCGTCCATTCTTAGCAGCTTGCACCTGAGAAGCATCACGATTGAAGATACCACGCTCTCCGCTATGTGATTCATAGATAGAACTCCATTCACGCATAAATTGACCAATAGATGGTGTCTCAGTATATGTAGCAGAGTTATTTGCTAATGCTCTTTGACCTTGACCATCCCACCAGTTACCTGCTTTGGCATGAGCCATCTTGTCGTCAGATAAGTCTGACAAACTAATCATTGCTGACCGTCTGACTCCACCCACAACAACAACTTCCCCGATTTTGCAGAGAATATCATGGCACTCAAGGGAAGTGAGACGACGACCTGCTGCTCCTTTAAACTTGGCGACACAAAACTTATAAAGTTCTTCCAAAGGACCGGGTCCAGAGGCTCTTCCCCCGAAAGTTTTAAGTCTTGCTCCGGCAGGTCGAACTCTTGAAGTGTCGAACTTTGGAATCTCCCCAGCGTATAAAAGAGCCAAGAGTTGTCGAAGCGATTTAGCCCATCCTTCTTTAGAATCCGACACAACAATAGAACTCTTACTATCAAACAACTGCTCCGGGACTTCAGGTAACTTCTTAACATATTGTTGCTCCACTGAGAAACCGACACCAGTGCCACAGAGAAGAATATACATTGCTTCATCAAAGGCTTTAGGGTCATCAATTGGTAAATATGAACAGTTAAATGCAGCTACATTCTGACGCTCTAATGCAGGTCCTGCTGTCATCACTGCTCTCATGCTTGGTACTACATCAAGATTGGTTACAGCTTGTTCTAATTCACTGCGTAATTCTTTTGTTAGTGTGTAGTTTTGTTTTGTTGCTAAATGCTTCTCCATGAAGTCAAAGTAACGAGCTACTGTTTCGTTCCAGTGTTCACGACGACCTTTATCGTCAAGATAGCGACTGTATCTTGATTTAGCAATAAAAGTGTTGTACGGAGTCATTGTGTATGGCATATGTTATAAAACCTCTTTTTCTAGTCTATCGGCATTGTCCTCGATTTTATCCGAGAACATCTCTACAATGTCTTCACTGCTGATGTTTAAAAGCTCTAAGAGTGTTATCTCATCCAAGGCAATCAATCGTTCTTTTATTTCATGCAGCAGTAACGGCATATCTTTCTTTCTTATTTGTTGTAATACATATCGTTTACTTCATCGTAATGCGTGATGAGGTATTCAATATAATGCTGTGCTTTTTCTAAATCCTGACGACCTGCTTTGTAAGGAAATCGAAGTAAGTATTTTAACACATTTGCTGACCAAGGGTCAAGTCCGTATGCAGCCATGACATCCCAAGGCTGGATAGTAGCTACTTTGTAGTGACTGCCACCGACTTGTCGGGATAAGCTATCTCCGGGGTCTTCCTGACCATCTGTATAGCCGTAAGGATAGGGCATTGCTACTGGGTTATGCACAATGTTTTACCTCCACAGATTTTTTAACTGATTTAGTTCCTTGACTCCAGCTACCACAAGCTCTGCACTGGTAACGCTGGTAAGAACCTGTTGATGACACTGCTACACCACGCTTTTGAAGATGAGTAGAACCACAAGTAGGACAACCAGTGATGTCTTGATACAGGTTACGATTAGGAGCGTTCTTAATCCAAGGCAGTAGATTCTCGTAAAGACTCTCTAGCAAAACCACATCTTGAATGTTGTAGTCTTCCATTCGCTTCCAAGCATCTTTGTCACCATTCATACACTTAACCCACAACTCATGTCCTTCGTGAGCGTGTTTCTTACCTAGACCCAAGCGTTGAGAAACATAATCCAACTTATTGCTAGGAAACCTAAAATTACTACGAACCACACGCAATAGGTCAATCTGCTTATAAGGCGATGGTGGAAGTAATTTGGTGAGTAGAAATTCTTTGTTAAGAGTAGGAATATCAAACTTAGTTCCATTGTAATGAATAACAGCATCAGCAGATTCCAGAAGAGCATGAATACCTTTCAACATTGATTTAGGTTTAGATTGGTGTACAGAATCAAAATAGACATCTTCTTCACCTAGCCACTTAGCTGCGTAGCATAGGACATAGGAAGACTCCATTAACTGATTGATACTGACATTCTGCTGCCACAGACCCCAAACATGGGCTGTGTTAGGACTTGTCTCAATATCAAGTAATAGAATTTTCAATTGGAGTCATCCTCATCATTAAACATATTCGCTTGTTGTTGAAATCTTTCTTTGTGTTTCTCAAGCCAAGACCAGTCTTGAGTAGAGATTGCATACTCTGTATCACGACCTAATGGATAGTCTGTAATAAATCGTACCTTTTCAGTAATTCCATAACCGTATTGACCAGATAAAAAGTCTGCAAACTTTAACATTAGGTCTGTCCATGATGTCATGTCATCAGTATCAAACTCTTTAACCAATTTACCGTCTTCATCTTCAATTTCAAATTTAACTCGCATTACGCTATCGTACATATATTTCTCCTTATTGAGCCATCAAATCAAATAATAATTCTGCATCAATTACTGCTAGTGGTTTACAGTTATTCTGTTTAATAATAACTATTGGTTCACCATCACCATGCTTCTTGCACTGCTCGTAGTAGTTGTAGACGGCTATCTTTGCTAAAGATTTACACTCGAATGTTGCAGGTAACTCTTCCTTAGCAAACTGAGACATCACAACATCTTCACCATGACTACCCATTGGACAACTGCGTAAGTCCTTGTCCGTTAGTTGTGGGTATCTCGCTAGTAACTGCTTTACTGTCCACTGCTGGAGCAGTCTTCCTTTTTGTTTTGCGCTTGATGTCTTCAAGAGGAATTGCCTTTCGTTTAACTATCATCTGTTTTGGAATGGTAATACTGTTGTTGCACATTCCTTCGGTAATCGTTCCTGCTAATTCAATCTGTTGGTCATCTTCATAAACAACAAACCCAACTGTCTTACACTGTAAATCTTCTCGCTTTGCTTCGTGCCATTCACCTTGAGCAAGAGCGTCTAACCACTCTACTAAGACTAACTTGGAAGTTGCCAGACTTGGTTGGCTTCTCTTTGTAACCAGAGTAGCTGTCCGTTCTCCAACACTCGCTGCTGGTCGCCCTCGTAGGCTTTGAGGACTGCTTGATATAGTTCGTTTTCGTTTGTACATTCTTCAAGAATCCTTTTAGCTTTAACAGGACCGATACCCTTCAGTCCGACAATGTTATCAATTCTGTCACCAGTAAGAATCTGAGTATAGAAAGAACGCAATCCTTCAAACTCAGAGACATAATACTTTTCTTTTTTGCGATAGTTGTAATGCCAACCTCTAAATTGATTAAGGTCTTTATCAATATGAACCATGATGGTTTCATCTTCAGGAACTGCGTAAGCAGCAATACCAACGGCATCGTCTGCTTCAATTCCTTCTACTACTTTAAATCCCCATGATGTCACTAAATGACACCTAAGTGATTGTAAATGAACAGGTTTTTCTGTTATTCGCTGACCCTTATATGGAACTGTAACTGCTATTGAATCACGAAAGTTACCTCTACCTGTGAGGAAACCTTTGTAATCTTGGCAGTCCAGCTCCATACAAAGTTCAGTCATTGTTGCTTCAAGCCTTGCTATTGCAATAGACTCCTCTGTATCGTTACTAGAGAAGCCTACTGCGTAGCAAAGACTATCAGCGTCAATGAGTGCTGTTATCACAGGATGTCGTCATCCAAGTTTTCAATAGAAGCATTGTCATCACCATTAGCGTTGTATTTCACTAAATCGGTAATGATAATCTTAGACAAAGAAGCACTGACACCTTCCTTATTCTTCCACTTCCAACTGTAAGGCTTAATCAAAGCAATTGCTTTAGAGCCGTTACCAACTACATCTTTAATCTCAGCACCTTCTTTATCAAAAGGCTGGATAGCATAGTTTGACTTTACTGTCAAGAACCAACCCTTCTCAGGCTTGTCTTCACGCTTGCGAGGTGCAAGACCGATAGACTCTAGGGCTTCGACGGCTGCCGTTGACAGGTTAGCTAAGTCACACTGGAACTTGCCACTCATGTCATTTACTTTGTCAAAGAAAGCCCACTGAATTTCTGCTTGAATCTTAACTGGTTTCAATTCCATTTTAAATCTCCTTATCTACTACGGTTTAGAAATACTGCTTGGTAATTATACAACAACTAAAAAATTAGTGCAATGATTCATTATGATAATCAATAGAATCTTCTAATGTACCATCCTCAATATCTAGAACAGCATCCTTTAGCAACTCGTAAGTTTCATTTAAATCAAAGCTAGAACTAAGTGAATATGTCCCATCTTTATATGCAGACACAGCTACCATACCAAGTAGGTTTGGGTCTTTTTTTTCAGTCATTTAATGGCTTTCGCTCCAGTTAGTTCCTACATTATATTCAGCATCCATCGGACACCTCGTTTTTAAAACCATCCCTGCAATCCTCGCTGCTTCGACGGCTGTTTTACCAACGATTTCAGCGTAGGCTTGCGGAGTTTCAATCTGTATTTCATCGTGTACCCATGCAACAAGTCGATAAGGTATCTTGTCTGTCCTGAGCATCTTCGTGGTTTCGATAATCCACTGTTTGGCGACAATAGCTCCTGCGCCTTGTAAGAGTGTATTGACCGCCGAATGTGCGGAACGAATGTTAAGTCTCCTACCGTCAAGACCCGGAAGCGTCCCCGTTGCAGACATTCTTTCAACCTTGTCACGAAGACTCTTGAGTTTTGGCATTGCTTTGAGATACCGATTAATAACGGCTTGTCCTTCTTGCGTTGAACAACCAAGAATCTGACCAATCTTTGCGCCACCTGCCCCGTAAAGAAATGCGAAACCAAAACGCTTTGCTTCTCCCCTACTGGAAAGACCCGCTGCTTGGCGGTTTTTCTCATGGATATCTCCTGATAATAATGTTGTTTTGTAATCTTCGTCTTGCATATAATGTGCTAAACAACGAAGTTCTAACTGTGCTAAGTCAATTCCGACTAAAGCATTACCTTCATCAACTGTCCACAATGAACGACACTCTTTTCCATAGGCTGCGTCCATGTTCGGAACTTGCGCCATGTTAGGAGACATATGTGTAGCCCTGCCACTAATAGCTCCGTTAGTAATGACACGACCATGAACCCTACCATCCTTGCCAAGAGCTTCTAGCCAGCTATCAATCTGTGCTATCCGCTTTTGTAACATCATGTATTCTGCGAGGGCTTTCGCTTCTGGGTAGTCGAGGCTGGCGAGGACTTCTTCGTCGACGATGACGATACCTTTTTCGGTGTGCTTTTTCGGTTTCCAGCCTTTTTCGATAAGTCGTTCAGCAATTTGCTTTCGGCTGCCGGGGTTAAACGGGGTGATGATGTCTTTAAGCGGTTTACCTGTCTTTTTGTGGGTTCTACCACTGGTGATTTTATCTGGAAAGATTGTAGCCATTTCAACTTGAATAGTGTCCAGCTTAGTTTTAAGTACAGAAAGTAATTGTAAAGCTGCTGCTTCATTGAGTTTGAATCCGTTTCTTTCTTGTTCCGCAATGATGATTGCGACCTCATGTTCGAGTTTGATACTTTCTTTCGAGTAGTCATTTTGCATCTCCTGAGTTAAATGTTCATACAACTTTTGTGTTACTAGTGTATCTTGAATACAGTACTCCAACATCTCATCTGTAAGTCCATTGTCAAAGTCTTTAAAGTCTCCTTTAGTAAACCCAAGACGATTACCCCAAGCAGCAAGGCTGTGTCCATCTTCTAAGCTAGGGTTATATAAGCGTGACAACACCAGCGTATCTACTACTTGCGACTTCTTTACAGTAATACCCCAAACTCTTTTCAATACAGGAAAATCAAAGAAGATTCCATTGTGAGCAATGATACTTTCACACCCGTCTAAAAACGCTTGTAATTCAGTAGCTTGAAAGAAAGTTGATACTACATTCTTTTTTATATCACGACAAACTACACACCAAATCTTATCGTGTGCTAAGTTAGTTTCAATATCAAGAATGATTTTCATTTAATGTTCATCCATAAGCCTACTTGAGCTGCAGCGTAGCCAATCCATATTAACGCATTAGGAATAGACCCTTTACTTAATTGTAACATACCTACAACAAGGTATCCTACTCCGGTAGCACCAACAATCCAATGCTCAATCATTTAATTCAACACCTTCCATGCGTTTAATCTCATGGTCAATAATATTCTTTGCTGCTTGAATAGATAAACTCAATCGTTTCATGTCTTCAAGATGGTATTCTGCAATAACTCCAGTATCTAAACGATGAGATTCAAGAGTATTCCTAACAATCTCTTTTAATGTTGTTGAGAATGACACAGGCTCATCAGAATCACCAAACCAAAAGCCATAATCAATTGCACCATTCTCCGCAACCCAAACATAGCCATCTACTTTAATATTCTTCTTACTCATCTTTCATTAACCTTTCTAATACTTCTAACTCATCTTTCATTAACCTTTCTAATACTTCTAACTTCTCGTCATCAGTCATTACATACCATCGACTAATTTCATCTTTAGTTCTGCCACAATCGTTACATTCATTGATTGTGATGTCATAAGTGCATTTACCAATGCAGGGTGATTTCACCATCTCTGTTTTCCATTTCCATAAGTTATTCCAATTAGGCAGGTGTAGTGGCGGGCATCTCCATACCATATCATTTCTCTTGTGCCTTTCTTAGTATTGCTCTAGCAAATCCTATTGGCTCTATACCGCCATATTTATTTCTATGGTCATCGCACATAAACAGTATTTCCTCATCTGTTAATGTCTTTGCTGGATGGGTATAGAGTTCATGTGGTTCGTGGCTTATCTTCATATCCCTTGTAGGTTTATCAAAGGTAAGATACGCACTTGTGTTTTCTCTGTTTACCATCATCCACGCTACTGGTTCATTGTTCATGTATTTCTCCAGTACCTATCTTTAGGGTTAGCCAACATAGACTTCAGTAGCTCATCAACTGAGCTAAACCATTGAGTAACTCTCATACCTTTTTCGGTCATGATGTCAAAGCTCACTTACCCTCCGCAATAAACTTATCAACGGCAACATCAATCTCATTACCAATCATCCATCTCCACTCACTCATATCACCATTACAGGCAATAACAGATGGAGCTACTAAGCTAGTATCAACATCCCATGACGCACTGCGTAGCCAGCGATAACGCTCTGCATCAGCATAGATTTCAGTATTGTCCTGTATGCGACCAAAGACATCCTTATTCAGTGTGCGTAGTCGGTCTATCTCAAGGCACAATGCGTTGATGTAATTGCGAGTAACGGAATACTCATCCTGTTTCGCATACTCTCGTGCTGCTTCTACTATATCTTTCATAATGTATCCTTAATTTCAAACATACGACCACTTTGCCCATTATACAACAGTGAGCCACAATTACCAGTATAGCCACTAAAGCGGTTCTTTAGCACCCTCACTTGTGTTGTATTTCTCTCAATCATATCTAGTGCTTGTCCGTTACGCTCCAAACCAATCACTATGTCAGATAGCTGTGCAATAGCGCCAGAGCCACGAAGTTGTGCTAAAGATGTTGCAGCGCCTTCTTCGTGTCCCTTGCTATCAGGTCTTTTCAGATGTGAAACACAAATCAAACTAATACCTGTCTCTTGGACCAACATACGCAACTTCGTCATAATGGAATCCAAGGCTTTACGCTCATCTCCAACATCACCACCACTAACAATAATGCTGAGATGGTCAAGAAACACATAGCCACAATTAAGACCTTTAGCCATGTAACGCACTCGATTGACAATATTTTCCAAAGAAGTACTCCCGAAATGGTCAAACAAATAAATGCGGTCACTTCCGAGTGTTCTATCAAAAGCATCTTTAAGTTCCTCCGGTGTTACTTCAACATCAGGTAAATGAATTGGTTTGTTTACTGCCAAAGACATGAGGGAACGAGCAGTTTTGCGGACTCCCTCTTCAAGAAACATAAGTCCGATTTTGTCAGTTGTCTTGTTAAGTATGTGCCATACAATCTCTCTAAGAAATTGAGATTTGCCAAGTCCACTTCCTGCAGTGACCATGACAAGCTCCCCCTT